ATTGAACATCGGTGGGCGGATGTTCAATTCCCTCCCTGATGAATTAGGCGACCTTCCGATGCTGACGTGGTGGGATCTACCGCTGGTCGTCGGTGCGTGCTACGTCGCATGGCGTGCATGGGTGCAATGGTGAGTGTCGGTCCGGTCGAGGGTGCGACAGTCGAGGAAGTGACTGCCCTCGGGCGCGCAGACTCGGTGGCCGGACGCCTGGCGGTGCATCTCGCGCGGGAGATCGACCGGGGCGAGCACACGGGCGCCGCGCAGGCAGCCCTTGCCGCTCGGCTGCTCGTCACCATGCGAGAGGCAAGGGCGGGCGCCACACGGGCCGTGGACGCCGTGGACGAGCTACAGGCACGGCGGAACCGGACACGCGGCGCGTGAGCGCCCTGGCGCCCCCTGAGGGTCTGCTGACAGCCCCCGCGTATGTGAGCCTGCCTGCGTCCCGGGTCGGATCGATGGTCGACGTCGTCGCCGATTTCGCATTGCTCGGTGGACGCACCCTCGACGCCGAGCAGCGGTACGCGATCGACGCCCTGACGTCGATCGACAGCACGGGCATGTGGGCAGCGCCGACAGGTTGCGTGATCGAGCCACGACAGAACGGCAAGTCGGCGGGCATTCTGGCTCCGATCGTACTCGCGGAGTTATTCGATCGTGACCGACCAGACCGCATCGTGTGGACGGCGCACCGCTTCAAGACGTCGCGCGATGCGTTCACCGACATTCGCTCCATGTGTGAGAGCAATCCTGACCTCAGGCGTCAGATCAAGAAATACAGTCAAGCACACGGTGAGGAAGCAATCCACCTACACTCGGGTGCATCGCTGGAGTTCCTGGCTCGATCGAAGATGCAAGGTCGGGGACTCGGCGGGAAGATTGTTGTTCTGGACGAGGGTTTCGCATTGAGTCAGGGAACTCTGAGCGCATTACTGCCGACCCTGTCTGCTCGCGTCAACCCGCTTGTGCTCATCGCATCCTCAGCATGCATGACCGACAGCCTTGAGCTGTACGATATTGTGCAAGCGGGGCGTACGGGTGTTGAGCCTGGACTGTCGTATGTCGAATGGTGTTCGGACATCGGGCCGACCGACTGTCGGGTCATCGGATGCATGCATGTGCGTGACACTCCCGGATGCGCGCTCGACGACCGCGATCGTTGGCGTCAGGCCAATCCGGGCATCCGACGTGGTCGGCTCACCGAACGATTCGTCGAGACCGTCGAACGTCGGCGACTGTCACCGACAGAATTTATGCGTGAGCGGCTCGGCGTGCATGACCGACCTGAGGAAACGGCAGTGCCACCTATCGACATGGTGGCATGGGCGACACAGACAGACCCGACGTCCGAGCCTGTCGGACCGGTCATTTTCGCCGTCGAGATCCCACCCTCGCGAGCATGTGCATCGATTGCCGTAGCGGGGCGACGCACCGATGGCACCATGCATGTCGGGCTGGTCGAGCGGCAGCGTGGTGTGGAATGGGTACTCGATCGGTTACTGCGACTGATCGAACGGCACAGCACGCTGACGATCGCACGCGGGCCCATGGGTAAACCATTGTTCTGTGAAGGTGTTGTTCTCGATCCGCAGTCGCCAGCCGCAACGTTGATCGAGCCGTTACGCCAGGCACTCGTGGAACCGGTGCTCATGACTACGCGTGAAGTGGGCGCGGCATGTGCATCGCTACAGGATGCGGTCGCTCAAGGCACCGTATGGCATCGGGATGCGCCAGACGTCGACAATGCATTGGCGAATGCAATCAAGCGTGATATCGGTGAAGGGCAATGGGCGTTCGGTCGGCGCAAGTCTGCTGCCGTGTCCGTCGACGTTGATCCAATCATTTCCGTTGCCAATGCGTTGTGGTGCCTGACATTGGTCGAAGATTACGACGTGGAAGCGAGCGTCTTCTAGGAGGGTAGGGCGCACGTTGGCCAAGTGGTGGCGACGTCGCCGTGTCGAGCAGCGTCAGATCGAGTGGCCGTATGACGTCGGTCCGCCCGCATATGCGCTTGGCGGCACTACGTCTGTTGACCGTGCGTTGTCGCTGTCACCGGTTTACGCGGCTGTGACATTGCTTGCCGACTCGGTCGCATCGCTGCCGCTGCAGATCTACCGGCGTAGCGGTGATCGCACGCAGCGCGTCATGTCCGCATCACTATTGGACGAGCCGTCGCCAGGGCAGTCGCTGTATGACTGGCTACACGCGTGCATGACGTCACTGTTGCTGTGGGGCAATGCTTACGGGTATATCACGTCACGTGATGGCTGGCAGTTTCCTACGTCGGTTGTATGGATGGCACCGCAACGAATGCGTTGCGAGGACGCCAACGACAGTCCGAGAGGCTGTCGTTACTTCTACGACGGTCGCGAGATTCCAGCGAACGAGATCGTGCACATCCGTGCTGCCGTACTGCCCGGACGCTCCGGCGGCATCTCGCCGTTGGAGGCCTTCAGTGGGCTCATCACGTCAAGTCTCGCAACGCAGGCGTACGGTGCGGATTGGATGACGGCGGGCGGGTTCCCGCCAGGCATCATGAAAAACACACGCAAGGAACTCACGCCGACATCGGCTGAGGAAATCAAGAAAAAGACAGTGCGTGCGGTGCGCTCACGTGAGCCACTGGTGGTCGGTATGGACTGGGACTACACGCCGATTGCAGTGCCGCCCGAACAGGCGCAATTCATTCAGACCATGCAACTCAATGCAACGCAGATAGCAGCTATCTACCGCGTGCCACCTGAGCGCATCGGCGGTGGCGTGGCTGGCGGCACGGTGACCTACGCCAATCAGGTGCAGGACGAGATTGCCTTTCAGAACGTCTCGGTCCGACCGTGGTGTACGCGGCTCGAGAGTGCGCTCTTCGGTCTGTTCCCAGAGCGGCAGTTCGTACGATTCAACATGGATGCGGCGATCCGCACCGATCTCAAGACTCGTCATGAGATCTATCAGATCGACCGTGCTATCGGATTCGCCAGCATCGATGACCTGCGCGCCATCGATGATCTGCCGCCACTGCCCAACGGTGAGGGTGCGCGTTACGCGCCATTGGGCAGTGCGAGCAAGTCGCCGAGCGATTCCGCCGCTGAGGCTGCGCGGATGCTGCAGCAGATCTATCTGTCGATCGGCAAGGTCGTCACGGTCGACGAAGCACGTCGTCTTGTCGAAGCGGTGTCCGGTATTGCACTTGCAAGTGTCGATGCCGATCACATGTTCGCAGACTTGCCACCACTGCCGACACCCATAGTCCCGCCGACGTCGACGTGATGTCGCGAAACCCTTTACGTGAGAGAGGAATACGCGTGACCTCGGTGGAGCGTCGCTACACCCCGTTGCCCGTCGAGGCACGCGGCGACGGTACGCGTCTGAAGATCGGCGGCTACGCGTCGGTATTCAATCGCCAGTCGCAGAATCTCGGCGGATTCGTCGAGGAAGTGTTGCCGTCATTCTTCAATGACAGCAAGTCGCGTGGCTGGCCGGACGTCATGGCTCGGTACAACCATGATGACAATCGCCTGCTCGGCACAACGGGCGCGGGCACGTTGGCGCTCACGCTGGACGAGAGTGGCCTGCAGTATGAAGTACTCTTGCCCTCATCGCGTGCTGACGTACATGAGTTGGTGACGCGCGGTGATGTGCGCAAGTCGTCGTTCGCGTTCCGTGCGCTTGACGACGAGTGGACCGTGACGGATCAGGGATACCCGTTGCGGCGCCTGGCATCCGGGCAGTTGGTCGATGTCGCTCCGGTCAACGTGCCTGCGTACACCGATACGACGGCGGGCAAGCGAGCCTGCTTCGTCCTGCCGGAAGCAATCGACGCGTTGCGTTCACTCGCCGCCGCGATGAGTGCCGATGAGACCGAGGTTCGTGCACTCGCCGAAGCGGACGACCTGCGTCGATTCTTCGTTCGCACTGACAAGCGCGCGGGCAGTGGGTCGACCCCTGTCCCGCGGCTGTCGCACGCATCCGCGGCAAGCATCCTCGCAGGGCGACTCGCGGAACAGTAAGTCTCACAACGACTCTCGGGCCAGGCAACGTCCAGTTCGGGCACGTCGTCGCGTCACGCATTGCCAGACAGCACGGGCCAGGCGACGTCCAGTCCGAGCCACTCATGACGTCCGCTACCCCCATGTGAAAGGTGTGACTCAATCATGTCCGAAATTGCCAAGCGGCTCCGCGATCGGCGGCAGCAGTGCGTGGCCGACATGCGTGCACTTGTCGACAAGTCCGTCGAGGAAGGCCGCGATCTGACCGGTGAGGAGACCGGGACATTTCAGGCGCTCAACGCACAGATCGACGGACTTGACGCGCGCATTAAGGGCGTGCTCGATCAGGACACTCGGGCCAAGGCTGCGGATGATGCATTCAATGCGTTGCAGAATCGTCCGGCGACCGGACCACTGCCGGAGGGTCGCAGCACCAACGATGAGTTGCGGCGATTCTTCTCCGGTGAGCTCGGCGTGCGTTCGTTCACGGTCAATGCGCCGCCGCGTGTGGATTTCCGTGCACTGTCCAAGCTGACGGCCGCTGCAGGCGGCAACACGGTGCCGACGAATTTCTACGATCGACTGGTCGCACATCTGATCGAGACGTCGGGACTCATGCAGGCCGGGCCGACTGTCGTCAATACCGCCGGGGGTGAGTCGCTGCAGATCCCCAAGACCACGGCGCACTCGTCCGCTGCGATTGTCACCGAGGCTGGCACCATTGCCACGTCCGAGCCGACATTCGGTCAGATCACGCTGGGCGCATACAAGTACGGTGACCTGATGCAGGTCTCTCGCGAACTGGTCGCCGACACTGGCGTCGACCTTGAGGGATACTTGGCAATGCAGGTCGGTCGCGCGCTCGGCAACGCGTTCGGGTCACACATGCTGATCGGCACGGGTACCGCTCAGCCGCGCGGCCTCACGATTGACACGACGCTCGGCGTGACCGGCGGTACGGGTGTCGTCGGCGCATTCACGGCCGACAACCTGATCGATCTGCATTACTCCGTCATCTCGCCCTATCGGATGTCGCAGTCGTGCGGATGGCTCATGCGCGACGCCTCGCTCGCGGTCGCGCGTAAGCTGAAGGACTCGCAGGGTCAGTATCTGTGGCAGCCGTCGCTACAGGTCGGCGCTCCTGACACGATTCTCGGCAAGCCTGTGTGGACCGATCCGTTCGTTCCTGCTGTTGCACTCAACGCGAAAGCCGTCACATTCGGTGACTACTCGCAGTATTTCGTGCGGATCGCGGGCGGTGGCGTGCGCTTCGAGCGGTCGGACGATTTCGCATTCAACACCGATCTGATCACCTACCGCGCCATCATGCGTGCCGACTCTGCCCTCGTCGACCTGACCGGCGCAGTGAAGCATTTCGTGGGTGCGGCGACCTGATCGTTACGCCAGACCCGTTGCGCCGCAACGCAACGGGTCTGGCATAACGATCCTCGGCGACCGGGCGGGGGACGTGACCGTTCACCCGTCAAGGGTGGCCACACGCCGAGGCAGCGACAAGTGTAACTTCACGCGCAATTCGTCTCAGAGAGGCATCACATGCTCGTCACGCTCAAGGGTTCGGTGACCGGTACGCGTAATGGCACTGCGTGGCCGCCGCGCGGTTCCACGGTCGATCTGCCCGAGGATGAGGCTCGGGGACTCATCGCGTCGGGAATGGGTGCCGAGCCTGAAAAGGGTGCGACCGTGACGCCGTTCGACACCGCGCCCGATCATGCTGCACTTGTCAATGATGCGGTCGCATTCACCGTCAGTCCCAAGCGCTGACGCTCACTAACCACTCACCGTCCGAAAGGGTTCATCATGGCCGCGCCGTCCGGTGCATACAGTGTCATCCGACAGGGTGTGTCGACGTCGACCGCCATCACGCTTCAGCAAGTGCTCGTCCCTGCGGCGGCTGCGGCTGAGTTCACGCGCGTTCAGGTTTCGCAGGACAACGTGACCACTACTGGTCAGACCCGCGCACAATTCAACCGGAACTCCACGGCAAGTACCGTCACGTCCGCCACGCCCGCCCCACTGGGCAACGGAATGCAGGCGAGTAAGTGCGTGGGTGGCACGTCAGCAACGGGCGTGACCGCGTCCGCAGAGGGCACCATCACTGCCACGCCATGGACGGAAGGATTCAACGTCGTCAATGGCGTGTTGTGGCTTCCGGTGCCAGAGGCTCGATTCCTGCTCGTCGGCAGTGCTGCCGGATTCGCTGCGGTCAAGCTTGCGACGGCTCCTGCCGCAGTCGCCCTTACGTCCACTGTCGAGTGGCTTGAGTTCGCTGCGTGAGTGACCCGGTCGTCGTCATCACGGCAGCGGAAGTGCGATGCACTGATGGTCGGCTCGCGGCGACAGTGGACAGTGTGCCGATCGGTGGCGGCACGCAGACGGTCACAGTCGACGGTACGCCCGAGGAGCGGACGCACGAGAGTCGCGAGGCATGGCACGTGCGGTTGCTCGCACCTGATCGGATGCTGTCAGACGTGCTGCGAGAAGCCGATTCCTACACTGCCGCCATTGCACTAGGGATGGAATACGCACGTCTGCTCACGGCGCACGGTGAGCGCATCGCCGATCTGGCGAACGATCTCAGGGTCTGACCGTGCAGATATCGGGCGCTGTGTTACTCGGCACGGCAGACAGTGCAGAGTCGCACGCACGTAAGCAACTCACGACATTGATCCGCGTGGGGGGCCGGTTGGCGGTCCTCGGTGTGGAGGAGGGGGCTCGCGCCTTCGGTTGGTGGCACGTGATGCAGCCTGGCACATTCGTTGCGCCGCAAGGTGATCCGGGTGCATCCGATCAGGAGGGGCGCAACTTGAGCCACGGTCAGGCGATGTGCGGTCGTGTCGTCGTGACCAATGGCTATGCCGCCGATTGGCGGCCGCCACGCGGACAGTTGTGCCCAGCATGTGCGGAACGGATCTGACTCGTGACACTGGCGATTGACGGCAGCACTCCCGCTATTGTCACCAACACAAGTGCAACGGTGGCTACCATAACGACGGCGTCGTTCACGGCGCCATCCGGTGCATTGCTTGTCGCAATGTGGTCTGGCGATACGCAGGCGAATACCGACCCGGGCGCTCCGTCGATCAGTGACACGGGTGGCCTGACGTGGACTCAACGTCAGTGGCGTCATCGTTCGTCCGGCACACCAACGGTGGACGGACAGGCAGCGATCTGGACTGCGGTTACCGCGTCATCCGCATCTCGCACGGTCACAGTCACATCGGGCACGGCGTCAGGCGCCCGAGAGTCCGCATTCTACGTCGGCGTGCTGACCGATACCGGAACGCCGACGGTTGGCACATCGGGCGGGGCATCGGGCACGGCGATTACTGCACTGTCTTCCACATATGTCGGCACGGCGGCCAGCAATTGGGGCCTTATTGTTGACTGTGATTGGGATCTAAGAGGCGCCCAGACAGCCGCAACCGGCTGTACGTCGATCGGTTCCGCGGACGTAGCTTCAGCGATCACGTACGGTTTCGGACGCAGGACAACCGCCGATGGAACGAATGGCGGTAACACGACTGTTGGCATGACGACACCGACGAACACGACCAATGGTGCGTGGGCGTACATCGAGATCGTGCCCAATGCTGGTGGTGCCGTCGCGGTCCCGTACGTCGCGCGACAGATGACACACCTTGCCGCGCGCACGTCACACGCATGGTCGCAGGTTCGCGCTCGGGTCAATCAGTCGACTTCCCTCCCGCCGCTGGCCATGCCGTTACTGCGACGGTCGGTTCCGGCAGCACCGACCGTCGGGCGCACGTCATATGCATGGTCGCAGACACGTACTCCCTCCGGCGTCGACCCCGCCCCGGTCAGTCTCGACGTCCCGACCTTGCATACTGTCGCGCCACGGTGGCCGCGACTGACGCCGGTACAGTCATGGACGCAAGTCCGTGCGTGCGTTGACGTATCGACGATTGCTGCACAGCCTGACGTGACGTCGTCACTGACACTGCCCGTCGCCGTGACGCATGCACGCCCGTCCTGGACGCGCGTCCTGCGCGCCTTCGACTTACCATCATCCGATGTGCAGCCTGATGTAGTGCCAGCATTGCTCCCATCCGTTGCTGCCACGCATTCTCGTCCGATGTGGCTACGCCTTGTCAGCGTCGTCGGTCCGCCACTGTCTGACGTGGTCAGCGATTTTGACGTCACGCAGGCCGGATATGGCTGGACGGCGCGACTGACACCCGCTACGCATGCGGATCGACACAGTGTCCCGACACAGCAGCATGTACCCGTCGAGATCGACGTCGTGCTTGAGCGCGATCCGACCCTCTCGGGTGCGCTGCTCACGTGGCTGACTGCGAATGTTGCCGCCACGCACGGGGGCCGGCGCGTCCTCCCCTCACAGCGGCAACCTCTCGCCGATCAGAGCGTCCAGCTCTCGGACGCCGATCCGACGATGGCTGCCTGGCTACCGCTGAGCGTCGCCAGGACGTGGCCGACGGACCGCCGCTCAGTGCCCCGTCAGCAGTCCCTGATCAGTGACCCGAGCACATACCCGCAAGTGCCGCCGACGGATCCACTCACCCTTGCCTACGGTGTGGGTAGTGCGATCTGGCAGGCGCTCAATCGCGCGGCCACACACGTCGACCGCAGGTCCGTCCCGACACAGCACGACTACCGATCCATCGTCGGACTACTCGACACGGCACTACTGGACGTGCCGCTACTCGGCGCAGCATTGGCGTTCGCCACACACCGCGAGGCCCTCGTCGGCTGGCGAGTGCAGACCGTACCGGCACTGCGTTATTACGTGCCGCCCCCGGTCGCGGCGGACGTGTTGCTTATCGCCGGGGCGGATTGGCGACGTCGACTGACCCCGGCCACCCACGCATCACGTCCCGTGCTGCGTCTCACGATACGCGTGCCGAAGTTCATCGGATCGGCGCAAGTCGTATTCGTCCCTGGCGCCATGCGCGGACGACCGCAGAATACAGCCACAATTCACGGACGCGACACTGATGATCCCGGCATGCGCGGAAGGGGGTGGACGTGAAAAACTTCCCTACGTCCAATGTCCTGAACGCGCCATCGCCTACTACCTCCGGTACGTCCGTCACCGTGCTGTCTGGTGAGGGTGTGCGGTTCGCACTCGGGCGAGCATTCGTCGCGCCAGCGCTGTCAACGGCCACCCCCGTCAATGCGGAAGTCATTGACGTCATTGCCATTACCGGCGACGTACTCACAGTCACGCGCGCGGTCGAGAACTCTGCTTCTCGAGCGATAGGTGTTGGTGACGTCATCTATCAGGGTGTCAGTGCCGGCATGTGGGATGCGTTGCCGCAACGCGCTTCCGGGTCGACTGCCACGGCGGCACGCCTGCCTATGGTAAATGTCGCTGACCACGGTTGGGCATCGTCGGCTACGTCGGCCGCCAATCAACTTGCGCTGCAGGACGCTGTCAGTCAAGCACTCTCCCTGGGCGTGAGGATGGTCGCCATTCCGGGTGGTAGTTATGACTGCGCTCCCGGCACGGTCACCACTGATCGTGCCCTACGCATCGTCGGTTCGTCACGTGCTAGGACGACTGTGCGCATGCCGAGTGCGGGCACGTGGTTAACGAATGGTGCGGATACTGCAGTGACTCGCGCCGACGGTGCGATGTCCTCTGCGTCCACGACGCTCATCGGTTCGGGCTTCACTGCGGAACTGGTCTCGCGGTACATCGGTGTAGCGGGCGCTGGCGTGGGTGGTTCAATGCTCACCGCGCGCGTGGTCACATTCAACTCATCGTCATCTGTCACGCTGGCAACGGCCGCAAGTACGGCAGTGGGTCCGACTGCGACTTACACCGTAGATCCGTGGGATGGCGTAGGGTATGACGGCGTCGAGTCACTCATGCTTGAGAATCTCAACATCGAAACACTCAACGGCGTGACCACACTTGCCAACGGGACGGGCACCTACTTGGCCGGTAGTACGGCCGTGGCGGATTGGCGCGGTGGCGACCTGCAGCTACATCGCGTCAGTATCAAGGGATTCGCAACCGGCGTGTTCGGCGTGCAGTCCGATCTGAATACATTCATCGGGTTGCAATTGTCTCGGTGCGCAACCGGCATGTATCTCGGACCGCGCTCCGATCAGCCGACAATCATTGGTCTCTATGCGTTCGACTGTGACCGCGTAATGCACCTTGACATGGTGCGTGGCGCAAGCATCTATGGCGCGCGGTTCGTCGGCAACGGCGCGGCTGCCGTCAATCCCGTGCGTATCGGGTCGTCGTGGTCGGCCGGGTCGTCCGGCATCTCATTCGATGCATCATGGTTCGAACACTTGCAAGGATACAGTGGTGAAATAGAAGCATTCGTCGAGATAGGCGTGGATGACAATGTCAACGTCATCTCTGATGAAGTTCATTTCCGCGGACCGACCATTCTTGTCAACGCGTCCGGCTCGCCACCACGTGCCAAGTATCTGTGCAAGGTCGGCTCGGGAGACAATGTCTCGGTAGAGAACCCGAGTGGTTCGCGCCAGGCCGCATCGTGGCGCAACTTGGACCGCGTGCTGACCACTGTCGGTACTACGTCGCCGAGCCTGTATGTCAAGGCGCGCAATGCTCTTGGGTCGAGTGCCGTGCTGGCGAACCTGAACACCGGCAGCGGCTCGCCGTCAGTCACTGTCGAGCAGTGGGGCGCGCTCGGTACGGCGGGCGGATTCACTATCGCAGGTGGTGGCGTCACGGCAGGACAGGCAACCTTTACGGGACGCACATCATTCGGTGCAGCCACGCAGACGCTTGCTGCCAATGGTGCCGTGACAATGAATGCGCAGTCCGCTAATCGGCACGTTATCACGTTACAGGCGAACGCCACATCGTCCAGCATCACCAATCCGCCACCTTCCGGCCAGTCAATGGTGTTGACCATTGAGTGGAATCAGGACGCGACTGGTGGTCGCACGTACGCGTGGCCAAGCAATTGTCGATTCATCAATGGCGCGGCCGGACCCTCCGACACGACGGCAAGTCGCCGTACCAATGTCACGTTCGAATGGGATAACTCTGCTGCACTATGGCTTGAGTGTGCGCGATCGGTAGCGGTCGGATGACAGTGTTCGGTGCGGGCTATTTCGGTGGTGCGCATTTCGGCGGCAAGACACTCACGGCACCCAAGCCGTCAACCATGCGGGGAAAGGTGGCGACCTAAGTGCCGACGATCGATCTAGGTGACCCACTGCCCGATCTCGCAATAGAGGTGACCGACTCAAGCGGTGCGCTGGCGAACGCATCCGCTGTCGTGCTGACCATCACACTGCCCGATGCAACCACCAGTACGCCGACCGTGGTCAATTCAAGCACGGGTGTTTACACGTCCTCTTACGTCCCGACGCAGCGCGGTCGGCACGTAGCGTCGTGGATTGCCACTGGCACGAACGCCAGCGCATTCACAGAGGTGTATTCAGTGGTCGATCCTGCGGCGGCTATTGTCGGACTTGCTGATGCGCAACTCTATCTGCAGGTCTACAGCAATGCACTACAGGATGAAGTGCGCGCGACGATTGAGGCCGCATCGGTCATCGTCGAAAACTACACTGGGCGAGCGTGGCGACGGCAGACCGCGGTTGAGTATCACGATGGTGGCTGCGAGTCGGTGGCTCTGCGCGCAAGTCCCGTGATCAGCGTGACATCCGTTGTCGAGTCGGGCACGACACTGACCGCAGCCGCCTACGTACTCGATACAACGTCGTGGTTGCTACTGCGTGGCACCACGCTGTCTACTGGCGTGTGGACGTATGGTCGTCAGAACGTCGTCGTTACGGCGGTTGTCGGTGCACTATCCGTTCCTGAGCCGGTACGTCAAGCCGTGCTACAGACGGCGCGCGTCTTGTGGGCTGAGCGGCATGGCGGCACACAGCAGATCGAGGCTGACGCCTACGCCGTGCAGGACGATCTCATCCCGCGCGCAGCGCGACTCATGCTCGACCCCTACCGCGCTCCGGCGATTGCCTGACATGGCACGCACAAGCCTCATCCCGGAAGTCATCACAGCCGTTGTCACCGGACTGCGTGGCACGGCCGGACTGCGTGCACCGACGGCGACCACCACGGGCGCCACGGTGTATGACGGTCCGGAAGTGTTGGCACACAAGGGACCGGACACGGCCGGACTGATCGTCATCGGATACGGCGGTGAGGACCTCGATGCGCGACTCAACGACAGCAGTCCGGATCCATCGATGATCGGATCGTCTGAGGTCTGGGCGGTCGCCACATCATCGCCGAAGGATCAGCCCGAGGATGACATCGAATGCGTGGCGTGGTGCTCACTCGGCTACGTCGACACCGCCGCTGCGCGGAGTACAGCGTTCGCGCTGGTCGATCTGGTCGACACATGGTGCCGCGCCAACCCTCGCGCTGGCGTCCTGACTCAAGCGGACGGGTCGCAAGTCATGTGGGCGCAAGTGCACGGCACTCGCTCGCTAGAGCAATACGTCAGTGGCGGGTCGCGCGCGAAAGTGCGATTTACCTTGCGCGTCAAGACACGAACCTAGGGGATGTGTGCATGTCGGCAACTGTGAGAGTGCGGAACCTCGGACCGTTCGATCGGGACATTCGACCCGGCGGACATGCTGAGGACATCATCGCGACTGTGGCTGTCGGTGCCGTGGTGGAAGTGTCCGCCGATATCGCGACGTCCCTTGACGAGCAAGACTGTTGGCAGATCGTTGCGGTCGATCCAATCGAGAGTGAGTGAGTCGTGGCAACGCTGATCGATGGTCAGATCGGACTTGCGAAAGAGTCGACGTACGGCACCGCCGTTACGGTCACTCGATTTTACGAAATCCTGCCCGACTCGACGCACGATTGGGATCCGACTCCCCTCGTCGGTGTCGGTCTGAGAGTTGGTGGATTTCTGCCGCGCACGGGCCGTCGCATTGCTGGCGTTGGCAAGGCTGAGGTTATCGTCAAGTGCGAACTGTTCTCCAAGGGTATGGGTGTTTTGCTTGAGGCGATTGCAGGGACGGCAGAACACACACTCGTTTCGGGCACTACGTATCAGCAGCGGGCTCGGCCGACCCTTGCAGTAACCGTGCGACCGAGCTACACAATTCAGGTCGGCGTGGTCGAGTCGAACGCCACTGGCACTGTCGACGCTCATACGTACAGCGGTTGTGTGGCCTCAAGTTTCGAAATCGACGCACCCTCGCGGGGCGTGCCTACACTATCGGTCACGTTCTGGGCCTCTACTCTCGCAACGGGTACAGCGCTCGCGACAGCGTCATATCCGAGCACGCCGACACTGTACGGGGACGGCGCTGGCACGGCGGGCACGACGCTCGGTGGCGCGCTCACAGTGCCCAGCACGACAGCGCTTGAGACCGGCGGCACTGTCGTGACCAATGTGCGCGGCTGGACGATGTCGTGTGATCTCATGCCGAACGAACGTCCGAGGATGGGCGGCTGGCAGCAACCGACCACGGGCGGGGCACCGACCACACTCAAGGTCACGCAGGACTATGACGCAACGACAACGCGCGCGTTGCTCATTTCGCAGGGTGTGACGTCGTTCACCGGATTCTTCACGGGTGCGGCACTGTCGACAGGCACTGAGCGCTTCGGTGTCGTCGTGCCCGCAATGCAGCTTGACTCCGACGCGTTCGGACAGTTGACCAACGGTGAAGGGTCGATTCCGGAGCCGACGTTCACTGTCGGGGAGAACGGTACCGATGCCGGTTGGTACATCGTGACGCGCACTAGCGATACGGCACTGTAGGTGCCTGTCGATCTGCGCGTGACGGGTGCTGATCAACTTGCGGTACTCGGTCGCCGTCTGCAAGCCGCCGGAGCGAAAGACTTGCGCGTGGATCTGGCCAAGTCGATTCACCGTATCGTGCGTGATGCATCGGTGAGGGTGGCCATTGCCGCATCGGCGCGCGCCACACTGCCATCGTCCGGCGGGTTGGCCGAGTATGTGGCCGCAACGAAAGTCGTCACGACGATCAGGACGGGCGGACGCAACGTCGGTATCACCATCGTCGGGTCGCGCCGGAAGCGCGGCAAGCAAGCGAACCTCTCTGCGATCAATGCCGGGCGAGTGATGCACCCTGTGTACGGACGCGCGCCGATGGTGCCGCAGAGCGTCACGCCAGGATTCTTCGACAAGCCGTTAGAGGGTGACGTGTCCGATGACATGAGACGAGCAATCGTCTCAGCTATTGATGATGTTGCGCGGAGGATCACGTGACAACCCTGTCTTGGGATGGGCGAGAGTTCCCGTTCATTGATCGACCCTCATTCGAGGAAGTGTCGATCATCGAACGTCAGGCCAAGCGCGGATGGTCTGACCTCGGCGACACGCTTGCGACAGCGGCACTCATGCTCATCACCTTGCGCCGTGCCGGCATCATTCTGTCATGGGATGCCATGCTGGCATTAAGTCCGGCCGACTTCTCATTGAGTGATGACGATGAGTCGGACCCTACGTCACCCGGCGAGGAAACCGGGCCAGCACCCTTGACGAGCGAGCCGATCAGTACTGGCTAGCACTCCTGCAGGCGTACGGCGTCAAGCCGTGGGAGATCTCACGCTTCCGACTCGATCAATTCGACGCGATGTGTCGTGACATTGACTCGCAACTGACGCAGCAGAGGAAGGATACAGCGCGTGGCTGACCGTACCGTCACGTTCGATCTGCTCGCGCGCGATCGTGCATCGAGCACGATTGACAAGGTCGGTGACACGGCAGAGAGATCGGGCGGACGATTCGAACGTCTTGGCAATGCGGCCAAGGTCGGGGGCGCGTTACTCGTCGGTGCTGCCGCCGGGGCAGGCGTACTCGGTGTGAAGTTGATTGACGTTGCTGTCAATGCTGAGGCAATGGGCAATAAGGCGCGCACCGTATTCGGGAAAGATTTCGCAGCAGCGAAAGCGAAAGCCGATGAGTTGTCCGTGGCGCTCGGCATGTCGACCAATGAGACGTTGGCGCTGACCGCCGGATTCGGTGATTTACTGACACCTATGGGCTTCAGTACATCGAAAGCTCAGACGATGTCCGGTGAGATCGGTACGTTGACGGCTGCACTGACGCAATGGTCGGGCGGCACCAAGAGTGCGGCTGACGTCGGTGACATCCTGGCCGATGCACTTACGGGTGAGTATGACTCACTCAAGAGTCTCGGTGTGCAGATCGATGCCGATCTTATCAAGCAGCGGTTGCATGAGCAGGGTAAAGACAAGTTGACGGGCGCTGCGCTCAAGCAAGCGGAAGCGGAAATCGCACTCAAGGAAATTACGTCGCAGTCATCGAACGCACTCAACGGCTACTCAGACAAGACCAATAAGCTTGGCTTGGCCAAGTTGAAGTTGGTCAGCCAAGTGAAGAATCTTCGTGATTCGCTGGCAGAGAAATTGCTGCCATTGCTGGCCAGTGCAGCTACGTGGTTGGGTGACAAGTTACCGGGTGCGATCATCTGGCTCAAGGATGCATTCACCGGACTCGCGACGGCGTTTAGCACCAAGGATCCGATGGGCGCTTGGACTGACGGCTTCCACAAGGTGCAGCAGGCAGGCTACTTGGCGCGTGTGGCGTTCGACGCCATCGTGCCGGTTGTCAGGAAGGCATTCAACGCACTCAAGTCGACGGCACAATTCCTGATCAAGTATCAGGATGTCATCGTGCCGATTGCCGCTGGCATCCTTGCCATGGTGACCGCATGGAAGATCTACGTCACGGTCGTCAAGGTCGTTGCTGCCGTGACGAAAGCATGGGCGGCGGTGCAGGCCGTCATGAATGTCGTGCTGGCGGCCAACCCGATTGGCATCATCGTGCTTGCCCTCGTGGGACTCGGCGTGGCACTCGTCGTCGCTTACCGAAAATCTGAGACGTTTCGCGCTGGCGTACAGACCGCGCTGAGGATCGTACAACTTGCATTCGCCGGGCTACTCGCGGCAGGCAAGCTTGCACTGGAGACACTCGTGCGTGTATTCCACACGGTCAAGGCCGCGGTCGAGAATGTTCTACTGGACGCATTTCGGGTCGTCGTGCGCAGTATCCTCGGATACTTGGGGTTCCTTATCAACGGCGCTGCGCGTGCTTTCGGGTGGATTCCCGGCATCGGTCCGAAACTCAAGACAGCTGCCGCACAGTTCAATCAATTCGCCGCAAGTGTGAACAGTAGTCTTGCGCGCATCAAGAATAAGCAAGTGTATGTGACCATTCATCGGAACACAATCGATTACAGCGACGGGCGCACGCGATCCAGGAATGGTCCGAACCTCATGCGTGCCGGTGGTGGTGGCGTGACTCTGGGCACGCGCTATCTGATTGGCGAGCACGGACCGGAAATGCTCACCTTCACCGGTGCCGGGTCGGCCGCAGTGACACCGGCCGCACAGACGTCCCGTCAGCTACGCCAGATCGGCACGGCGGGTGGCGTCAACGTCACGGTGATCGTGCAAGGTAGCGTCATCCGTGAGCGCGATCTAGCCCGGACCGTGAGCGAGAATCTGCAAGCACTGCTGCGCAGTGGCACGTATGTCGGACTGCGCAGCACATGACCATCACCGGGCCGGCGACGTCTGAGTCGCTTGAGATCCGGAGCATTGTCACGGCTGGCGTGTGGACTGACGTCACGACGTACATCGATCACACCGACCCGGTGCGCATCCGGCGCGGTCGATCGTCGCGATATGACACGATGCAGCCGGGCACAATGGATTTCACACTTCAGAACTCTGACGGACGGTTCGCCGACAATCCGACGTCACCGTACTACCCGCGATGGGCCGAGTGGGTAGAGGTTCGCTACAGTGTTACGAAAGGCGTGACGTACCAACGATTTTATGGGTATGTCGTGGGTATGCAGCCTGACGTCGCCGATGGTGAGATGACTCGGCACGTCGTACGCGTGTCATGCGTTGACGTTCTTGGCAGACTGGCGCGTCGCGTGTCTCGATGTGACTTTTCTGAGCGATGGTTGAATCGCGCTCAGACGTCGACGGTCGATCTGTTTCCTTTCGACCCTGCCGCGACTCCGACCACGCTGGCGAACGTGGGCAGCGGTACGGGCACGGCAACCATTGTCCGACCCACGTCGGGGGTTGGGTCGGTCACGGCCGATGCGCCCGATGAGTCAACCGTGAATCTTGACGGCGCCATCACTGTGACGCCGACAAGTCTTGTCGGGCCGACAATCGACATCCGCACATCCATCGCCAGTGGCAGCGTCAATGATATTGTCATTCCGTTTCGCACCGCCGATCGCACGGTCACGGGCAGTATTGACAAGTGGCTGATGTTCGGACGTGACGTCGCTGGTGTGGTGCTGTGGTCTGTTCGCCTTGCGGACTCTGCCGGTGCATGCAATCTGAATCTCTATGACAGTTCGGGCACGCTGCTCTCAACGCTCTACGCAGGATTCGCGCCGGTCAATGGCGGAACGGACGATCAATGGTTCGCGCTGCGAATGTCCTACTCCGGTGGCACTGTCGTCACCTTGCGACGTAGTATCGACGCCGTTCAGGTGGGCGCCGTCGGGGTCGCGTTCGACAGTCGCCTGACGCAAGTCATCGTGCTGGGCGGCGCACTCCCCTGGCGTACGCCAGGCAAGCAGACCGCTTGCACTGCAGCGTCTTTCGGGACCGTGGCCGTATCATCGTCTCTCGGTGGCTATGCCGACTATCTGCAGCCGCTGGTCACCGAGCCAGCACAGACACGATTCGTTGACGGCAATCTCTACTATGATTTCGGCAGCGCGCAGAACGGCACGCGCAGTAGGACGGTTGCACTCAAGCGACTGACCGGTCGGTCAGCATTCGACATTATCGACGAGCTTGCGCGCACGGCGGGTGCGCTCGTCATTGCGTCCCGAGCGTCCAACAATGGTCTGTTGTGGTATGACGCTGACGTGCTGCGATCGTCTACTGTCGTAGTCACTCTCGACGCGATTGCGGATATCGATGCGTCCGCAGGGTGGGCGTTCCGGCGCGGCGTCGACACGAAACCCACGCGCGTCACGGCAACATGGCCTGGTGGGCAGACGACGTACATTGGTGACGAGAGTGTGCGCGGGCAGTTCGATGCGTCGGTTGACACATGCGCCGCAGACGAGCAAGGTGCGCGGGATGTTGCTGCCTCACTCGTCAATGGTCCAGTGCGCTCATCCCTTGTGCAAGTAGGTGTCGATCTTGCTACGTCTGAGACAGACCTATGGGCGAGCGTCATGGGTCTGCGGCTGGAGGAGCGGCTACGGGTCACGTCACTGCCGTCGAATCATTACGGTGCAACATATCTGGACGTGTACGTTGTCGGGCACGTCGAGGAATATGGCCAGCTTTATGCGCGACACACGTTCGACACGACACCGGCCGACGATCCGGTCAACGGTCAATTCGGGAGCGGACTATACAGCAAGTTCGGCGCCAGTGCTGGCGGTATCACGGTCACGTCCGGTACTGCGGTCGGCAGCACGGGCACTGGCACGATCGTCGCCACGACGACAATCGGTCAGCCATTCACTGTAGCCGCTGGCGCATATCCGATGACGCTCGATTGGAACGGGGAGCACGTCACCATCACGAGCGCACCCGCGAGTAGTACATCACCGCAGACATTGACCATCACGGCGCGTGCAGTCAATGGAACCGTTGCACGATCGCACGTTGCAGGTGAGTCGCTGGACGTCGCCCTTCCCCTGGCATTCGCACGATGAAAGGCTGACACGTGGTAAGCGTACCTACCGTACCGACGCGTGCCACGGGCGATGACTTCCCTGCGGCCGATTGGGCAGCGTACATCAAGGGCACCTATGACTTTCTCGCGACGACTCGCCAGATCGCACATCTTGTGCAACAGACGGCGCAGACCGGTTGGACGACAACGACTTTCACGGCCATCACGTTCGGCACGAGTAGCGAGACGGTCGACCGTGACGGGCAGCACTCGACGTCCACCAACACGAGTCGCATCGTCATCGGTGGCACGCTCGGACTGTACGCGGTCACCGGTACCTACGGCGCTGCCGCTAATGCCGCTGCTACATTGCTCCGTGCAGCTATCGCACTCAATGGCACGCGCATTCTCGGTGGGTTGTCGACCACGTCGCCTGCAAGTTCAGCGTCGGCGTTGTCGGTGTCCACGCCGTGGGTCGTCGTCCAGGCCGGAGCATCCGGTGACTATGTCGAGCTACAGGGATACATGGTCGCAGCATCGGGCACCATCGGGACGGGTGTGAGCGCTAACCATACGTCCACTCTCACGGCGATATGGTTGGGCACATGATTCCTCGGTTGCTTGACCTCCGCCAGCGGTGCTGGCGGAGCGACAGCATATCGACCATGTGCGGCCTTGACGTGATCCGTCACCGTCATGACTTGATACAGGCGATTGGGGAACAGTGATTCCGTGGCTGCCCGACGCAGAGCGCCAGATCATGGCGACCGCCGGCCCGTTCACCGGCGGTCCGGCGAAAGGCGTGCTACACACTACGGAGTCGAACGGATGGCCGGACTATCGTGGTGGCACCGTGGCACCGCACGTCACGGTACGGCTCGACGTCGCGGCGCGCAGACTGCTTGTGCGGCAACACATTCCGTTCGATCGGGCAGCCAAGTCGCTGCGCAATGATCCCGACGGCGTGCAGACTAACCGCGACAGTGCCATTCAACTTGAGCTCGTCGGCACATGCGATCCGTCATTCATCGGTGCGTACTACTGGCCACGCGCCGACGACTATGCGCTTGCTGCACTGGCTCGGCTCATGCGCGTCATTGAGGCCATGACGGGCATACGCCGACGCGCTGCCGGATCCTGGCCATCGTACCCGTTCGCCTACGGAGCCGATGCACCACAACGATTTACGCTCCCACAGTGGGATGCATGGGATGGCTGGTGTGGACACATGCACGTGCCCGAAAACACCCACGGCGACCCGGGGTCACTCAACATGTCACGGCTCATCGGGTCGCCGGGGCCTAAGCGTCCTCCGCGACACAAGACTGTCGACAAGCATGCGCCCGCATATCCGCTCGCTCACGATCAAGCATTCAACGCGAGCAGTACCAACGGATTCGGGAGTGCGCGCGAGCGTGCCAGCATCCGCGCGATACAGACACAGCTAGTCCGTCACGGCTATGCCGCTACGGTGGACGGACTGTACGGATCGCAGACACAGCGCGCCGTCACGGACTTTCAGCGGCGCTACGCACTGACCGCTGACGGACTCGTCGGACCGCGGACGTGGTCCGCACTGTGGCAACCGAAGGGCTGACGATGCTGGACCGACTGCCGCCGATGTGGCGACATCTCGTGCTGATCATCCTGACCGCGACTCTCGGGTGGCTGGCGTCCGACGTGGTGCCAGCCCTTGACGGACACACGGGCTATGCGGGCGTGGCAGGGGTTGTGCTGACGGCGCTCGTCGCCATCCTGACGCCATTCACCCGGGCGTACGGGGTCGGCTTCCGAGACGGCGACACGCCGGGCGACTGACCGATGTGAAGGGCACCCGCGCCCCTTAGGCTCTGCTCACCTGCGGCGACTGTTTGCGGCAGGCGACGCAGGAAGCGTGCACGCTCCCGCGCGTCACCGTTCGTGCGTTGTGCGTCAGGGGGTGTTCGCCTCGATCACCATTGGTCGATCGAGATCGTGCCGTGCCCGTCGTGCTCGCTGAGCAGTCTTGCCACCACGTCCTTGCACACCGGGCATGTGCGACTGTCGTCATCCCTCATCGTCATCATCCTCAGTGTGTGTGTCCAATGCGTACCGTGATGCGTTCGGTGCGTGCAGTGAAGGTAGGCGTGGCGGATTGCCCATTGCCCAACGGGCGCGTGCAGCGCGTGCCTCTAGCAACGCCAACTTGGCCCATTGTTCACGCGTCAGTCCACTCGTGTCATCACCCATTGCTCATCGCTCCCGCGCGATCGTTGCGTGTGGTACTGCACTGATCAGGCCATTGCGGTGGCCTGGTCCAGTGCGTGACCGATGCCCTTATCGGAAGGGCATCGGGTCGAGCATCTCGCCGAAACCCCCCATGATGGCAATCATCACAAGTGTTGCGAGCGTGAGAACGTAGGCGACCGTTGCAACGGTCGCCCATCCCCTACCCACTGGACGACATGAACGCCGCACGCCGTGCGGCCACTACGCCGTACGGATCCCCTTGCGCTTCCGCCGCTGAGAACAATGCGAGCACGTCGGGCTCGTCGTGACCACTCACCCCATGGCGAGTGAGACTACCGTTGTTCTTTAAGTGAAACCCACACAGCGGACAGTCATAACCGAATGCGTCGCTTACCGTCATGTCATGATTGACGCGGATGTGTTGCTTCACCCCCTCGACCGACGTACTCATCACGCCACACAGACACGCCACATCGGCCGGTCCGCTCGGACGGCGGTATGCGCGCTTTTTACTCGGAGTCGCGACAGTCGCGGCGGCAGTCTTGTGCGAGCGGACAGGCGTCATTGACCATTCACGTATCGCCAACACTACTGGTGTAATGATCTCTCTCACGTGCCGCTCACACAGATCGATCGAGCCATTGCACAGGCCCGTGATGGAAACCTCTACCGTCACACCCGGTACGTCCTGCGGCGGGTCAGCATGCTGGCATGCGTCACAGATACGCGTGATGATGGTAGCCATCATGCATCCCTCTTCGCAGGGATGATGTTGAAGTATCGTGAGACATACTCGCCGCGTGCCTGTGCGCGAGTATCGACATCGTATGTTGTACCCTTGACGAGGTAACCGTCGGCGTGCGTGTATCGCGCAGCGACAACGATTCGCCAATTGTACCGTGACACCGACAGTCGCTTACTGGACTTGCATGACGCACAACGGAACGTCAGTTCGATGTAGCCACCATGATCGACTGCCGTGCCGCGCTTCCACGTGTGTCCGAGTACGCGGCATTGCAAGTGCGATTCCGGCATATCGCTGATTACATCACTGTTCCAGGCCACGGTGTGAATGCTCCCCTTCGGTGTCAGATGTCAGTAGGGACGGACTGCCCCCATGGGCCGACCGATGCGCGTTGACGGCGCATGTGCGCGTTGATGGTGCTACGCCACCACACTGGCGTGCGACCGATGTACTTGTCAGGCAGTGGAAGTGCGCGCGGTGACGGCGGCAGCCCCTGCTCTTGACGTGTCTTGGCACGGCGGATCGCCTTAGAAATGCTGTCCGCATGTACGTCGAGCATGACCGCGAGATCCTCGCGAGTCATCCAATCGCGCGCGTCAGACATTGTCGGTGTGTACCAATGTCGGTCGTGACTGTCCGCGGAACACGTTGCGTTCGATGCGGAACCGCTCTCCCTTGACGACGATGACCGTTCCGTAAGGCACGTACGATTCCAACCCTAGATTCACGCGCGCCCTGACCGCGTCATCATCGGTGCATAGGTGCTTCGGACTGTCGAGCCATGCGTGCGGACCCAACGTGCCATTGGGTGAGTAGCCACATGCGCCGACGTAACGCACGATGTACGGACCATGGCAGTGGTCGGTATCTGTCGTGACATTGACGATGAGTGTCGAGACGTAGGCATCGAATCCGATCGATGCGGGCTGCATATCCGTGGTCAGTACCGGGTCATTGAGGGTGGGACGCATGACGAGCCTTCCGCTCGGGCAGTCTTGCCGACCGGGACAGGATAGACACAGGGCGACCGGGCCGTCACCCAATACTTGCATTCCCGCGCTGGCAGCGGCTAACCTCTGCCAAGCCCCACTTCCTATCCCCTGACCGATGACTAGGGGGACGGGTCGGGGTCAGTCCGTGCACTGCCGCCCCCGTCTGTCAATGGCAGTGCACGGACGCTAAGGACGGGGCACGCCGTAGCCAGCCACGGACGATGCATCCGATAGTCAAGGTCCGCTACTGCGCAGGATCGGACCGACGATTCGGGTCGGACGTCCGGCCCCGGGACGGCGTGCCCTGAACCGCGGCGCGCTCCACACTCCCGACTGTGAGCGGAATGCGTCGGAGGGCAGGCCCAACGCAGAGGCCTGCTACTCTCGGGCGCCCAGCGGGCCCTCACCACCGCACGGCGCCCGATCGGTAGACTGCCCTCGCGGTCCCTGCGCGCGGTCGGTGCTCCCCTGCTAAGCGCGGGGACCGCACTTTGTGCCCGACGTCACATCGTGACCGGCCATCCATCATTGTCGCAGGTCAGAGGCATGATCGACTGTTCTGACTTAAGGGCATGTTCGGTGTCCCGGTAGTTCTCCATTGACACTGGGCATGCCAGTAGGCAGACTAGGTACTGCACGCACCGTCGGGTGCACCGCGCAATGTCTATCAGGACATTAACCGATCACAGCAGGGGAGCGCATCATGAGCAGGACCACATTCGTCAGAACCATTCCGCTGGTCGCGCCGGAATGGTTCGGTGACTGTGCCAGTGATTTCGACATCACCGCGATTCATCGTGAGTATGTCGACGCTGTCGAACGGGATGCGCAAGCGATCGTGCCATCCGTTCGAATCACCTATGGCGACGTGAGCGGATCGCATGACCCGATGGTGTATTGCGACGTCGAGGACATCGCGGCAGCGTGCGAAATTGGTTGGCTCGCGTTATTGACGAGCGTCGACGTCTCGGAAATTGCCGCGCGTCATGACATCTCCGGGCGGCAGTCATGAGCCACGGGGGTCGGACATATAACACGACGCTTGAGTGTGAGGCACGCACGGAAGGGCAACTACGTGCCATCCTCCACGATGCCGGTCTCGGGTGGCTCACGTCCAATATCAACATTGGTGGCACTCTCGGCTACATGATTACGATCGTCTCGATTCGCACCGATGATTTCGACATGCTGAAACTCATCTTCGCCGATCGGGGCATGTACTACCGCGAGTACTCGACATCATGAGCGGTTGGGTGATTCTCCACGTGTTCACCCTCGCACACCACGGCTTGCGCAGTCAATGACTGCCCATTGAGTCTAGGGACGTCCGTCAGTAATCGCGAAAGGAAGATCATGACCGAATCGAAGCTTTTGGGCCTGCGCGATACGGCGGAACGCCTGAACGTCCCGGAGCAGACGCTGCGCTACTGGCGCCATCTGGGCGAAGGTCCGCAGGGCGTCCGCTTCGGCCGACGGGTGATGTTCCGCGTCGAGGACATCGACCGTTGGGTCGCCGAGAAGTTCGACGCCGCCGAGAAGCGAACGTGAGGCCGCCAGACGCCGAACGGCGCCCGGGCGGGGGCGCCGTTCGATCGAGCGTCGTGCTGGCCGGTGAAGCCGCAGCCACGGTATCGCTGCCGGGCCGCCCGCGGGAGTCCGTCCCGGTCGAGGCGCCGGACCTGCGCGGCCTGCGACGTGACGTGCTCGTGCGTACATGGGCAGCGCATTGCTTGATATGTTCGGCGTCGTGGTTGACGCGCAGGGCAATCGTCAATGCTGCGGCGCATTGCCGAAGCACCGGACATGACGTCGTCGGTGCGTATTCGTCGACGTACCGTTACGGTTCCGACGGTGTGTCGTGACCGGACCATACGTGCAGTCAGTCTCTACGGTCCGTTTCGTAGTGAGGTGACTGCTCACGCATTCGCCGCACGTGCCATTCTGGTCATTCCGTCGGCCAGTGTGGTGAGTCGGAATATTACGCACGTCGGCGTCCGGCCGGTCGCGGATCCTACGGCACGCAGTCTTGAGTATGACGGCTGGACCGACGATGAGGGGGAGTCATGACCACACGATACGTTCCGAAAAGTGCAGCAATGTACGTCCGCGCCAGTCACGACGCGGACGACACACGCCTTGCGGTCACTCGCCAGCGCGACGAGTGCATGGCCATCGCGACATCCCACGGCTGGACGATCGGCGAGATCTACGCCGACAATGACATCGGAGCGTCGACGCTCAGTGAGTCCAAGGTCCGCCCGGCATATGACCGGATGATCGCCGATGTGGAGTCGGGCAAGCGTGACGGCATCGTTGTCATGACCCTCGACCGGTACACACGTCGGCTCGCTGAGATGGCCATGGCGCTTCAATGGATTGTCTCGCGCGGCCTGCCGTTCCTCACGTGCGAGGGTGACGACACGACCACCGCCAACGGGCGCACGGTCATCGGTATCAAGCTGTCCGTGGCACAAGGTGAAGTCGAGCGGCTGAGCGAGCGAGCCAAGCTGGCACGAGCGCAGCAACGTGCCAGCGGTATCTATCAGTCGTCGCAATCGCCGTTCGGGTATGCACGCGACGGCGAGAGGGCAGCCGTGCGCTTCGTGCACGATGCGTATGCGCCGGTCGTGCGTGACGCATTCGCTGCCATTGTCAACGGCGTCAGTACCCGTGACGTGCTGCGCCAGATCGAGGCAGCGACCGGACGCACGATGACATACACCGATCTGCGCAGGATGATCAGCAATCCGATTTACTCCGGTCGCGTGCACTACCGTCGCGAGGCTGTCTGCGAGGCAGTCAACGTCGAGCCGATCGTCAGTGAAGTGACGCAGCTAGCGGCCATCGCGCGCTATGAGTCTGCCAAGAGCAACGCTCACTTGCGCGGGGTCAAGCGTCCGCGAGCGCACGTGCTCGCCGGACTCGTCGTCTGTGGCGTGTGCGGCTCGCGGATGGTCGCACAGTGCAGCCCGACCCGGCAGCGCTGGACATGCGTCAGTGTCCGTGGCGGGTGCGGCACGCTCGCCCGGGACTACGCGGCCGTATGGGAGAGCGTCAGGACATTCGTCCGACTGGCTGCTGAGATCGACGTCCCTGCACCCGATGACGTCGTGTCCGACGCAGAGCGCGAGGCTCTCGCCACCATCGCAGAGTGCGAGACACGACTGACCAGAGTGCGTGCCCTCATGGTCGACGGGGCGATCGCCGTGGACGACGGGGCGCCGATGCTGACCGCCATCCGTGATCAGGTGACCGCTGCACGGCGTGTCGTCAGCGCAGCGGCGACGGCCCGCCAGCGGCTCGCACAGCGCAGCGCCACCGATCCTGAGACGCTACTGGCGGCACTGGACGACACAGCCCTGTCGATCGGTGCACGTGAGACGCTCGTGCGTGCCTACGTCTCGTCGGTGGTCTGCCTGCCGGCACGCAAGGGCCGGGGGATCGACTGGACATCGATCGTCGTGCGACCGGTCGGGGTTGACAGTATCAACGCGGTGAGTGCAGCATGAGCATTCGCACCCAGCATCGGATGCAACGACGACAACGCAAGGGGAGCAGTCATGACTGACATCACGTGGAAGATCGGCAAGGCCAGCGCAGCCCTGCTCACGCGCGGCGGACGCGAGGCAGCGCCGGACAGGTTCGCAGACCTCATCGCCGCACTCGTCACGCCAGAGGGTGAGCCGCTGCGTGGTAAGGACGGCGAGCCGATGAGTGCGGTGTTCCTGACGGACGCGATCGACCCGTCAGGCTTGAGCGACGGCACTCCACTGATCAAGGTGCGTGGCGTGGCCGGACTCAAGCGTGAGCTCAGCAAGGCGGCTGGCGCCGCCGGACTCGGCGTCCGGTCTGAGATCACGGTCGTGGTCGGGCGGGGCGGCAGGCCTGCCACGCAGGTGGAGGTCACCCTCACTCCCCGTCGGCCCGGTCGTGGTCCGCGCGCTGCACAGTCCGAGGTCACTGCCTGACAGAACATACACAACGCACAAGACAATCACCCCCGACCGTGGTCCGGTCGGGGGTGATGTGTGTTCGCGGCTGTGAGCCTCGCTCAGCGCTCAGTCGGTGGCGGCCCGGCGCACCCCGTCAGACGTCTCGTGCTCCGGTGCGTCAGTGACCGTCGTGGCGCGTGCCACGTACGTGCCGAGGATCGTCGCCACCGCCCGACGATCCTCGGCACTCAAGCCTGTCCACCCGTGCAGCGCTGCACGATGCCAGTCGCTCACGAGCGTGCGTTCGTCAGGGGTCATCCGTGCGTGTGTCATGACAGCACCCGTCGTTCAGTGGGTCCGCTGCCATCCTCACGACGTCCGCACGTGCACGCGCATAAGGGGCGGAGATGTATGGCTGTCAGTGCCGTTAGAGTCCCTTGACGGGTGCAGCGCGCGTGCGGCGCGCGCCGTGCTGCTGATCAGTGGGGCGTGAGACCACCCCACCCCCCTTCATGTGCTGTGACATAGCTAACGTACGCTTGCCAGCAACCATCGCATGCATGCGTCTCGTGGCATGCGATGGTTGCGTCATGCTCTGTGGTGCCGGGCATAGGAAGGTAGCGTGCCCTTCCCTCGCGCACACATCTGTACCCACGCGAGTGACACGGATGCGACATTGCAGTCTTGCGACCGCAACGACAGTCATTCATCATTGGCGAGGCCACCCACCCTCTCTTGATCGTCGCAATCGTCTTGACGCCTGATATTCCGCATTGGCTCTTCGACACTCTCGACAGCGGCAGCCATGGTTGCTGTAACCACCGTATCTGCCGTGGCGAGGGTCGCCGTCACCCTCGCGGATCCTGTTACGAACGGTCATCGGGCCCGACAGTCAATCGACATGAAAACCGTGACACCCTTTCAGGTCATCGCTTGTCGGATTCTCACGCATCGGGATGTTGGTGACCTTGGCCCGACCACAGTAGCAGCACTGTGTCACCGACAAGTCGTCCTGACCGGTACGCCACTGCACGGGGTAGCGCGTCAGGATGGAACCGACATGCGGTGTCGACCGGATGTTGCCACGCTCGGGTGCGAACCAACAATGTTCACACATCGAATGCGTCCACGAGGGGACGAGAGGTTCACGTCTCTCACGGATGTTCGCGATAGCAGCGCACGACAGACAGGGTGCAAGGAACGCGACCCAATCAACCGCATCGTATGCACCCTCACACCAATCGTCATCTGGGTCAGGCTCCGCGCCGCACAGTGCCGCGCCTAGCTGTATGCCCTCAACCGTGGGCACAAGGTGTGACATCTCACCGTGTCGGACGTACACACGCGCGAGTGAGTGCGTCATGACGTCGGTCCGGCGGATCGGGCCTGCCCTATGAACCACTCCACCCAATGCTCATCGCAGGCGATGGTGGAGTGGACCGACGCTTTAAGTGCGCTCCCGGAGAGACTGAACGGCCTGCCGGTGCCGTAGAAACGTGTCGTGCCCTCATTGGGACATGTATAAGCGCCGTAGTGACACGGGTGTGATGTGGCTGTCTCTCGGCCGCAATGGCAGTCGCTCGGAGTTCTCATGACGCATCATCGCTCATCATGCGGCGCACTGCGGCTGCACGGATCGTGGCGAGTGTCTGTCGTCTGACACTCGCTTCCCATAGCCTCATGCCCATCATGCATACGCCCACCACGAATACGGTGACGAAGCGCACGACGTCCGATGCACTCACTCCCAACACCAATGCCTGACAGCACGTCAGCAGAAACACTGCCGTGTCACATCGGCGGAAGCGCGAGGGCACAGGGATGTACACAGTCCGGTGATATCCGGGCATCGGCATCCGCCACACGCGTTGACGCGTCGTCGCCACCAGTAATTGCAGTCCGGCCATACCTACCGACATGACGGCCAGGGTCGACCACACCGCATCCCTGCTCATCTGTCCTCCCGGGACTCCCGAGCGCTACCGCGAGCGCTACTCCCGAGGGGGGATGCTACAGCCTCCATCGGGCCACTGTCTGCCACATCTGGTCACTGTCCGCCGGTCATCGTGACGTCCCTGCCGGCGTCGAAATCTATTGCGAGACAGCATGGTTCGTCACGATTCCTCCACATCTCACACGTGCCCATAGCAGGATTCGTTGGCACATAACGGATCTCGACGCGCGGCGTAAACGTCGAGTGACACACTTTCCGTGCGTGATCGATCGGTGACTGCGCAGGTCAGACGGCCCGTCCGGTCCGCCGACCCGGACGGCAAGCGCTACTACGCCACGCCGTGGCGGTTGGTGCTTGACATCGCGCCGACGTAGGACTAGCGCACCGCCGCTACCGCTACCGCTACCGCTACTCGGGGCCGGACGTAGGGCCGCTACCACGGAAGGGGTTGCACGCGTGCCGACAATGATCGTCTACAGCGACACGCTGCGCAAGGTCATCACGTCGCGAGGCTGGACGCTCATCGCTGTAGCAGAGCAAGCGCACGTGTCCTACTCATGGCTGCGTGCACTGTGCAGTGGCAGTCGCGACACATGCTCAGACGTGACTGTGCAGGCTCTTGCGACCGTGCTCGGTGTCCACCCTGATCTGATCGCCATTGACATCCGCAAGACAGACCGAGTCGAGCGACGCACACGAGTCAAGTCAACACAGTCATGACACCCGATGAGATCACGGACACGGTGACGCGACTCGCCGATCTACTCATGCGAATCAATACACTCACTGTCGAGGCTGACGCACTCAAGCGTGACCTGCGGTTCGGTGTCGGTCCGGTCAGTGACATGCCTGTCGGCGCCTGGCGGTTGAGCGTCGTCCCGTCACGCCGATTCGATCCGGCCACGGCACGTCGCGTGCTGGCGCCAGACGTGCTCGCATCCTGCTCACGCACGACGGTCGACAGTGCTCTCGCACGCAAGGTGCTGTCACCTGATCAGTACAGACAGTGTCAGACGGAAGGTGCCCTAGCTGTACGCATTGCATGACAGCACCATTCACGCACGAGTGTGTGAATGGCCTTCATGATTACTGCCCTGCGGTCGATTGGGTCGAGTGTCATTGCGCCTGTCACCGAGTGCAACTCGTCGAGATGATCGCACTGCTCCTGCTGTGCGCCATGTCCTGCGGACTGTGGTGGGCGCTGGCGTGGCTGGCACTGCTCGTCTGGGCGCGACTGTGAAATCCATTATGCCGCAACGGGTTACGGAAAGGGGGAGCGATGTTACCGGACTTGGCGGCCCTGACACTCGACGACAGTGAGATGACCCTCGGTGCGGACCCACAGTTGCTGCGTAACGAACTGTTGGCGTTGATCGAGAATGCCGCGATCAACGCTCCCCGATCATTGCAACGCGCCATCGGTCCATCCGGTCTCGGCACGCCCTGTCTGCGCAAGCTGGCCTACGGACTCACCGAGACCCCCACGGCCGTCGCCCGTCGCGTCGCATGGCTGCCCGTCATCGGCACAGCGGTGCATGCCTGGCTGGCCGAAGCACTCATCGGCACACCGCTGTATGCAGCGGTCGACCCACAGGACTACGGGTCACGTCGGTTCCTGGTCGAGACGCGGGTCAATGTCGGTCGGGTCAACGGTGTCGACATCGTCGGCAGTGCGGACCTTTATGACCGGGTGACATGCACGGTGGTCGATCACAAGGTGGTCGGGGCGACCACACTGCGCCGGGCGCGCGCCGGGCCGTCGGACACCTACCGCGTCCAGATCCATTGCTATGGAAGGGGTTTCGTCCGTCGAGGCCTGCCCGTCGAGCGCGTTGCCATCCTCTACCTACCACGCAACGGCGACCTACGCGAGGCAGTGTTGTGGACTGAGAGATATGACGAAACCGTTGCAACGCAAGCGTTGCAGCGCGCCGATGCAGTGGTGCTCGGCGTCAAGGTGGCGGGCGCCACCGCCATCATCCCCTCACTGCCGACCGCTGACGACTACTGCACGTCGTGTCCGTGGTTCCGACCCAACGTGACGCCGAGCGCACTTTCATGCCCAGGACACACCGACCCTAGTGACCGATGAACAGACCAGACGACGACGAAAGGTGTTGACCCCGCAATGACTGTCGACGCAACGAACGATGTCCTCATGGGTGGCGGTGCGCCACCGCGGATCGACAACATCCTCGGGCAGTGGGTCGGCGGACCCATCGTCGCCCATGGCACGCACCACGTGCGGGAATACGATGCACAGCGACCGGGGCAGGGTGCCTTGCGGTACTTCCCGTCCGGTGACCCGATCCGCGGCATCCACGTCGATGTGCAGACGGATGGTCGGCACAGTGTGGATGACGACGGCGTGCGCCGTATCTGGGTGGAGAAGCAACGGCTCATCGCTGCCGTCCGTCAGGCCGTGATCGACTCTCGCGCAACGGGTATCGAGACCGGTGGCTCACTCTACGTCTGTTGGACCGGGACCGAGCCGAGCAAGAGTGGAGCCGACGCGAACACCTACGCCGCGCGCTACACGCCGCCGGGTGCAGAGACGTCGCTCTCCACGCTCGGGGTCAGTCCAGTGTCACGCACCACGACACATGCCTCCGCTCAACCGCAGGCTCCGACGATGCCAGTACTCACAGAAGCAGTGGCCGCTGCGATGCGAAATGCCGGCATCGACACAAGCGCATACATCATCATCCCCTGAGACCAACCACCGTGCGCACTGACCGCAACCGTGCGCACGGTGGTTGCACCATCGAAACACGTTGATACACAACGGAAGGCGGGCGCCGAGGATGGGTGAGGCTGTCAAGGGGTGTCAGCACTGTGGCCGGACCGACGATGACCGGCCCACGATCTTTCGTGGTGAACTGTGGTGCTCCGACCGATGCCGGAAGGCGCTCGGACTGTGGACGTGACGACGAAGCGGATCGGCCCTACGCGGATGTACCTACCGCGCGGGACCGTCGCACACCTACTCCCTCGATGGAGTGTGACACGTACGCGTGCGCTCTGCGGACTCGGAGCCGGTGACGACTACTGGCGCGGTACGGGATCACAGGACGAGTACGAAAAGGCAACGGTACTGCGGACGTGCTCACGGTGTGAGCGTGGCGAGCAGGACATCCTCCGTGGCGCGTAGGTGGGACGACGTGCCCACCGAACCGATGTTCGACATGGCACACGTGCAGCAACCGCAACGACCCCGGTCACTCAAGTCGGTGACGTTCGGTCACTGCCCCGAATGCTCTGCGCACGATCGGGTCGGACTCGTGTGGCAAGGAGTGCATCTCGTGTGGCGTCAGCACACCTACCGGACATGGTCCGGCGCCACGATGATCTGCCGTACGTCCAACGTCAGCGTATGCGTTGCGCCGGAACGCGTTCCGCTCACTGGCATACCTGTGGTCTGTCCGCATCCGACGACGTCATCGGGGACGACGTCGGATCAATTCGGCGCCATGATGACGGCATCCAATCCGGTCCCGCCGGATGACACTGCCGCATGACCGATGACGGTGCGGTACAGCCGTTCCGCACGAGCGCACTCGCCTATCATGCGTTGGGTTGGCTCGGCGTCTTCCCACTACCGCCACGCGCGAAAAGTCCACCACCGCCAGGCGTCACCGGTGCCGACGGTCGGTGGTCGTCCTATGCCGACATACACGCATGGTGCGATGATGCGCCAGCCGACGCGAACATCGGCATACGCCTACCAACGACCGTCATCGGCATCGATGTGGACGCGTACGGGCACAAGCATGGCGACGCGACGTTGTCGCGTGCCGTCGAACAGTGGGGACCACTGCCACCCACGCCGATCAGCACCGCACGCGACGGCCTCAGCGGCATACGGCTGTACACCGTACCGGAGGGGCTGTACTGGCCTGGTGCCGTCGGTCCCGACGTCGAAATTATCCAGTGGCGCCATCGGTACGTCGTCGCGCCACCGAGCATTCATCCGATCACGCTCACGCCGTACCGATGGCTGCACGGTGGCAGCGTGACCGATTACGGGCGACCGAGCGTCGAGGATCTTGCGACGCTGCCCACGTCATGGATTGAAGGACTCACCGGGGGTGTACTGGCACGGGACATCGTCAAGGCGCCCGGTGTCGACGTGTCAGCGACACTGACGACCCTGCCCGCGGGTGACCCCTGTCCAGCCATCCGCGTCGCCCTGGCGCGTCACGACCTGCGGACAGGGTCACGTCACGACACGACACTGAGCGCCGTGCTGCGTGTCGTCCACCTCGGCAGCGAGGGTCACCCGGGCGCCCGGCCGGCGCTCAGCACACTCGCAGCGACATTCACGGCAGCGGTCGTGCCGGACCGGACGCCCGAGGCCGCTGCCTCCGAGTGGCGACGGATGGTCATCGGGGCCGTGCAGATCATCACGGCCCGTGGTCTGACCGCTGACACGATCGACCCCTGTCGACGTCCCGACGTCCTCGGACTGTCCGACCCTGTGCGCCCCATACAGCGCCCGGCGCCGGCCACCACTG